GTTGCTCCAATTTTATAATCAATCATACTACCTACACCAATGATCTGTCCGTTGCATTCGTAAGTGTATGCGTAGTTTTTAATCTTATCACTTAACATCCTTTTGGTTTTAATCTTGCCACATCCACAATCAACAGTAACTGTTTCTGGCGTGCAACTCATCAAGGTTGCAATTGCTAAAATGCTAAATATTTTTTTCATAAGTTCCATATATTTTATCAAGTTTATCAATCATATTTATAAGTGGTTTCGTGCTACAATCTGCACACGGGAACCAAACGGGACGATTGAATACAGAAGCGTAAAGTTCACAAACAAAATCAACTTGTTCTTTTGAAAGTGTTACCGTCTTAATCTTTGTGAATTGTTTCCAATCGTTGTATTCCTGTTCCGTAAAACATCTGGCTTTAGTTCGATACGGGAATAAGTTATTAAGATACTCTTTTCTTTTATCGCACCCACAATCTTTGCCATCTACAAAAATATCCAAGCCTGTAGCTTTTATTACTTTTTCGATTGTATCGCCAAGTCCTACGCTTTCAAAATTACCAAACAATGGTTTATCAGTAAATCCTACTGAAATTACTTTTGAATTTTTATCAAATTTAGCTTCGTAATTTTTTCTTTTTGCCATTTTAATTTTTCTTTTTTAATTGTGTGATGAACAAAATTATAATTAGTATTTAAAACCTTGCCAATCTCTCGCACTGACATCGTTTCATTCATTTCTATATACTCCTTTGCCACCCAATACACATTATCAACTATTTTCTTTTCTTGATCATCCAACTCAAACGGCGCATCGCTTGTGAAATTGTCGTTTAAATCGGTTGACTTATTATTCTTTAATTCCTGTAAAAATAAGTTTTTTATGGTAACAATTACATAAAAATCATTTATTTCTTTATTGCAATTGTTCAAAGCCAGATACATATCGTTAACTAAGTCATCCGCTAACATTTTGTTGTTACAGATTTTCAAGGCGATTTTCCGCCAGTATGTATCTTTCTTTGCTAACTGTTCAAGCATTTATTTTTTAAAAAACCTCCCCAACAGGGTCTCAGTATATTGAGGAGGTAAAATTAATTAATTATGAAACTGTTACAAATATAATCATTTTTATTTCACTTCAACAAATCGTCCAACCAATTTGCAGTGTTTTTTGTTCCAAGCGTTTTAAACTCGTTTACGGCATCTAAATAGCAATTATCTAACCAAGTATGCAATTTCCCTTTTAATTGCGTACCGTCTTTAAAAAAGTGTTCAGATGTGTTTTTATTTGTTTTTTTATAGTTGTTGATTTTGTCTTGTAGTTTCATAATGTTTTTTTTTCATTTAGTGGTTTAATCAATTAAACTAGTTTAGTGGTTTAGTAGTTTAGTCCCCTTTATAAGGGGTACTAAACCACCTAGTTTAATCAGGCTTTTAAACTAGTTTAAACCAGTTAGTTTTTCTTACAAAAAGTTGTTTTCAAATTCTCCTAAAAAGTAACGGCTTTGTCCTGCATCTCCGCTTTTCAAAATCCATTTATTATCAATGAACTTCGTTAATAGTTTCTTTGCCATATTATCCCCTATATTTTCTTTAAATTGTTTTTCAAATTCAAGACAAATCTGTTGCACCATTTCACCGTAACGGTATGATTTCACTTCGTCACTAACTTTGCTAAATGCAGCCGTTAATATTTGGAATAATTGATAATCTGGTTTATCCATCTTTGGTGCTTTTTTGCCAGTCATTTTAAAAATAGAAACATCCTCGTTTTGAATTTCTGGCATACCATCCTCAAGGATTGAAAACTGAAAAGCATCAGGCTTTCTATTTCTGGAAGCTAAAGATTGAACAATACGATTACAATCATTTTCTTTATCAATTGATACTCCTATAACTATTTCGCTTTTATCTTGTAATTTCGTGCCTAAATGCCCTTTCATTTTAGTCTGAATATCATTCGGGTTTTGGTGGATTACGTTACAAATGTGGCAGTTGTTTTCAGTCGCCCAAATCCGCAAATTAGTTACAAGTTCATCAGCTTCTTTAAGATTGTTCGTATCAAGTGCCAAATCAGATATACCATCCAATACAACAAAATCGGGTTTGTTTAGATAAATTAAGTGCTTTACATATTCCAACCTCGTTGGTGTAGAAACGGCATCAAATTGGTACACATCCATTCTATCAAGTTCTTTTTCTCCATCATACCCAAGCATCTTTTTGATTTGCATTAATCCAAGTTTAACGTGGTATTTTGATTGTTCGGTGTCAATGTACAAGATTTTGTCTTTACCCTTTGGAAGTTCGCTTAATAATCTATTTTGAAAAATACCCCTTTTTAAAATAGCTGACAAAATCAATTTTATTAAAAAAGTTTTACCCACTTTTGCCTGTGCAGTAACGCAACTAATATTCTCCCGTGTCATTACCATACGTTTATTTTCTCCGTTAACATCACAAATAGACAATACTATTTCTGGCATAGGTATTTCATCTGTAATTTTAACTTTAAACTTTTCAATTTGTGTAAAATCAAAAACTACTTCCGTTTCTTGTAACATTACTATTGGTTCATACATAATTCTTAAAGTTTTTAATTGACAAATTAATCGAGTTTTCAATATTGTATTTCACGGCTTCCGCATCCCAGTTGTTGCCACATTTCGCAAACTCCAAAGCATTCAATCCGGGTAGTTTGTTCTTATATCTTTCGTGGATTTCTTCCAACTCGGTTGCTGTTTTATTTTTCAAAAAAGGATCAAGTATTTTTTTTCTGTTAAAATAATTTTTTAGTTCCATTCTGCGAAGTGATAGTTGCAGTTTTTCAGTTGCCATCGGCTCGGATAGTATTCTGTTAATTTCTTTATTTGCCATTTCAATATCGGTATAGTACGCTAACAATTCCGATAAAGTGAAAGTATAGAGTTTAGCAAATAATAAATTTTCTTGTAACGTTTCTTGCTCCGATAGTTTAAGATTTCTTATGATTTCATTAAAAGCATCGACATCGTTTTGGTTTGGTTTATTGCCTTTTGATATTGTAAAAGACAATCGCTTTACGGCTTCTTTGAGTATCATAATAATTTGATGTGAGTTAGTTCGCTAATTTTCCAAGTGTGCCATTTCAATCTTGCATCAAGTGTTGGTCTTGTAATGCCTATTTCTTTTGCCGTATCGTCTTTTGAAGTTTTGGCAATTCTTTTTAATACCTTTTGAGTTGCTTCGTATTTTGTCATAGTGTAAATTTTTTTACATTAAAGTTGCTAAAAATACCCCGCTATTCTAGTAACGGGGTTTTGAATATAATAATTAAAAGCCGTTTACAAACTTACAAAAAACTTTTTATAAAATTGTCGTGCCAAATTAAAAAACCGTCAAAATCTTTTACGATTGTATAAACACCCCCCATATTTTCTAATTTTTGCTGGAAGTCTTTTTGTCTTTCAGATTGATAATCATTGCCAAATTTAACCTCAATTTCAACAGATACGGGAATTAATCGACCTTTGAAATTAACCATTATTTTTGCAATAATATCAGCCCTGCCAACTTCATCCCGTGAAGCCCCCCATTGGATAGAACCTATTTGCCTTTTTCTGCCTAAAACATCCGTAACGATTTCCCTTTTGTCAATCATTGTTCCAGTCGTGTGTTGCCTTACTGCGTGGTGCCCGTTGTAAGTTAGAAAGTTAATGATACAATTTTCTAATTTCGTGGAATTGCTATCACTGAAAACAATCTTTGGTATTCCGATTTCTGGAACGTTTGGGTATTTGCTTTGAAACCATTTTAAATGGTCTGCTTCAATTCTTTGTTTGTTTGTTTTGTTCATTTCAATAAAATATTAGGGGCTAAGTTAATAGCCCCATTATTATCTAAAACGGTAAATCATCCTCTTCTGGATTAATAGGCTCGGCAATATGAGTAGTTCCTGCATTGTCGTTTGTCAATCCTGCAAAGTTTTTGATATTGCCTAAAATTGGCAATTTAATTTCATTGGCTTTATCTTTGCCAAGTTCCTTATACTTTTCAGTATTCATTTTTTGACTGATAAAACCGTGATTACCGTATTGGTCGATTTCATCTTTAACAACTACATTGCAATTAATGTAAACCGAACCATCTTTCTCGGTTAAATAATTGGCATCAATTGGAATTAAGATACACTTTGCACCTTTTTTCGTGGTAATAATTGCGCTTTGTAATTTTGTCAAAGCAATTGATCCTGCATAATTTTTTTGATTACTCATTTGTTTATATTTAAGAATTGATTAATAGTTCGTGATAGATTTCAATTTGTGCAACTTGCTCTGGAGTAGCTTCAGCCGTTCCTGTTTCAATTGCTTTTAATGCTTTTTTTACAGTCGCAATATCCGAAATCAAAATTTTATCAATTTGCTTTTGACTTAATTTAGATACTTTCGGCTGTTCTATTATTTCAACGTGTGGCACATCTACTGTTTGCTCTGGCATTTCTTCTGGCACGTAAACTGGTCCAGCAAACACATCAGGACAAAACCATTTAACTCCGTTTGAAATTGCACGAGCAAAAAGCATATTTTTAGGAAACTTGTCGATGTTTTTTGTACCCGCTTTTTTTGCATCTTCAATCGTAAAAGTAGAATTTCCGATATTTTCAGTTCCTTGTAAAAAGTCAATTGAACAAATCTTTTCGTTCATTTCTTTAACTTTATAATCATACTTGCCAGAACCTTTAACGGCACTTGCAATTAATCCAGCCCCGAGCGTTGGTTTACCTTGGATGATATGAATACCACTCATTGCAGCGAAAGGAGGGATTCCTATTTCCTGCCCGGCTTGAATTTTAACAAATGCTTGACCCATTGCTTTTGCATCGGTAAACATTCCACTTTCGGCAAATGTTTTAGCCATAATCATAATGTCGTTTACTGGCATTATTTGAATTTCGTTTTTCATAATAATTAATTTAAAAACCCTGATAAAATCCTTTGGGTCAGCAAAGGCATATCAGGGCTTGAAATAATTTTTAGTTTCAATACCTGACCGTATTGTTTAGCAAATATAGTTAAAATTTTATTGTCACACTACTTTTACGCGGACTAATTGAAACTTTCGGTACTTGATTTCCATAAGCATCAAACGTATCTTGTTTCTGTGCCATTTTTAGCTGTTCGGTACGGGCGTCTAAATCCGCTTTAATCGTGGACCATATTTCATCATCTGCATAATTTACGGTATTGCCACCATTTACGGGCGAAAATTCAACGCCTAAAACAACTTGCTTTTCAGCATCGATAATATGGCTTCTAAACTTTGCCATCGCACTTGAAACAACTTGCTCCAGACGGGCTAAATTTGCCCCTAACTGCATAATATCACAACTCCCATCGTCCAGAACGGATTGAATCAGTTGCTCTCCAGTTTTAACAGCATCTTTTTTAGTAAAAGTGCTGTCATACATAGCCACCATTTCTGCGGCGCGCATCTCAAAAAATTGTAATTTGCTCATAATTTAGTTTTTTAATTGGTTACAAATCTATAAATAATATATACACTTTGTACATTATTTAACTTTTTATTAACTAAAATAGTTTTTGTTGTGCCACGTGGTTGTTAATTCTCTCCATTGCTTTGTCGAAGTATTCTTTATCTAACTCACACGCTGTTAAATCATATTTATAATCGTGACAAGCTATTGCAATACTTCCTGAACCTAAATGTGTATCAAGTATTTTATCGCCTTGCTTTGCGTATTTATTTAATATCCATTTGTACAAAGCTACTGGTTTTTGTGTAGGATGTATTCCATTTTCACGCTGTGGTCTATGTTTAAATAATTTTGCATTATCATTTATCGAACTCCACGCATATTCAACCATTGCCATAGTAAAATTTTCGCTAATACTTAATTTTTCCCATATTAAAAAATGTTTTGATGGTGGTAAATCAAAATAGTTTCCACCCCATATAATTTGATTTTTAGAAACTCTAAATAATTCATCAAAGTATTCTTTTTTAGGAGCAAAATCCCATTTTTTTATAGAATTATCTCTTTGATATTTTTTACTCCAAGAACCTCCAGTTCTTTCTATTGTATTATTAAAATTTCCATAAGGCGGGTCAACCAAAGCAAGCGAGTAGTAATTATCTGGTGTTTGTTTTAACAATTCCATACAATCACAATTATAAATACTAATTTTATCAGTAATAGCACCTCCTATTAAATTTTCATATTCCATAAAACCAATCTTTATTTTTTATAAAATCACTAAAATATCTTGCTTTACTTTTAAACGGTTTCCAATTATCTTTTAAATACCGATTAACCGTTGCTACTGCTAATCCAGTAACTCTTGATATTTCACTTTGATTTTTAATTGTTTTGTTTAATTCTTTTGCTTTTTCAAAATCTTGTATTCCTTTTTCATCATAGTAACTACCACGTAAAGCATCAACTCTAATATTAATTGTTGTAGGCATTTCTTTATTTGTTAAATATCCAATTTGCATAGTATCTAAACAAACCAAAGCAAATAAATCAATTTCATTTTCTTCATATCTTGTTTTTCCATTTGCACCAGCTCTTTTAATACTGAAAATATAAGCTGGTATTGGGTTGTTTCTTTGTTGAACTAACCTTGCTTTTTCTGTTGTTTTAACCTGCACCTTTAAAAGTTTTTCTCCTGTATCTAAAAGAACATCATAAGGCAATCCTTGTTCACTTGGAAAAGCAATAAAACCTTTTAAAATTAAATCAGCACAAACTAAATATTCTCCTGCTTTACCAATTTGTAGTTGTTTTGAATCTCGTATCATATAAATTATTTTTTACAAATATAATAAAATAATTTGATATAACAATAGCAAGGTCGAAATGATTATCTTCATACCTTGCCATTAACTCCATGTTGCATTCGTTAGTTATCGTCATCATACTAATCTAAAATCACATTCATAACCTCGTGATAACATCGCAAAAAGAGTATTACGGTGCATTCCGTTGGCTGCTGCACATTGTGTGATATTCTTAAACTTTTCGCCAGTGCTTATTTTCATTACTTCTTTTGTTTTACCTTTTTTACAATATTGCACTGGATCGGATTTTTCAATCCTTGCAATTTCCGCCCAGTCGTCTTTGTCAAACTTATTGAATTGTTTCCCCCAAAGTTTATGCCCTTGGTCTTTTCTTAAGATGTCGATTGTTTCGTATAGTGATTTCATAGTTTATTTATTTGTTTTTTATAAGGCGGGTTTTTTATTAATAAATCTCTCTCTATTATTTTCAAAATATTTTCTGGAGTTTTATAAATTATTAATTTTTCAACGGCTTCTGTTAGGTAGTGTTTCATATTTTATTTATTTGTTTTTTAACTTCTTGCCAATATTCTAACTCTAATAAGAAGTTATAAGGATCATCTTTTGGTGTTAATTTTTGATAAATATTATCAATCTTATCAACCGTTGCCAAAGCGCATTTTTTAGCAATTGATGTGCAAAGGATTTCGTTTCCGCATTCTGCATCTTCATTCATCAATATCATACGATATTCATTTATTAAATTTTCAGCTTCTTTTTTCGGTGTCATAATTTTTTTTTGTAGATTTCTAATAATTCTTCTGTTTTATATGCAATTGCTTTTTCATCAAATAATGATTCCGCCCAAAATGAAGTAGCGCCTATTCTGAAATAATTGTCATCACACCACTCTGCAAAATCAATAGCAAACTCTTCAGCTATTTCCGCACATTGCTCTTTCGTTTCTTCAAGTTCATTTCTGCCTAAATCGTGTCGCATTATTGGACTATCGAATTTATCTTTTAGTTTCATTTTTATAGATTTTTAATAGTTCACTTGTTTTTTCTTTTGAGTGTTCATTTTTCCAAAAATGCACACCTTCAATTGATTCGTTGTATAATACAAAATGATTTCTTGCCAACCACTCCGCAAAACCCCCTTGCTGTTTCTTTTCCATTTCTTTTGCTTGTTGGATGTGCTTCTTAAAATCTGGAGTACAATTCTCAATTCCTCCAAAATGCTTATCTATTAACCACTCTACTGCTGTTTTCATAATTTCTCAAATATTCGTCGCACACAATACCCTCTCAAAATTGAAACGATAAAGAATACGGCTGTTATAATTAAATTTTGCGTGAAAGATACTGGAATACCCAATATCGGATATAGTACCACTTGAAGCACTATTGAAGTTCCAAGCCCGATGATCGTTTGAACGGTGCTCTCAACTAAAGATTTTTGTTTTGATTGTTTCATTTTTAAAATGGTGTTTTAATTTGTTTAGGCATTAATTCTTTGTACTCTTTTTTAATCTTTTCTTTTATCGCTTCACGAATAAAATGCCCTACATCAACATTGTAAGACTTCATTTTTTGAAGTGTGGCTAATTGCGAATCGGTAATCCTTATAACCTTTGTTTTTGTTAGTATTTTTGCCATAATGTAATACATTTATAAGTCTTAGCGATTAGTTATG